GTCACTTGTTCTGCCATAAACGCCAGAGAAAATATCCCTCCCGGATCTTGGATGCATCCATTCTCTGTTGGGGGCGAAAATCTAACACCACCACGTTCCCACCCTGTGGTTAAATGAGCTACGGTACGGGGATATAGTACAGCTTGTTTCAATTGATCAAAAGAAGCTAACGTCAACCCACCGTCGTGGCCCTTGGCAAATTCTTGTACCAAGAAGGTCAAATACTGATAAATTAATGGTCGAAGCTCAGGGTCGAAAAAAGCGTTTGAGTAGAGAGACAAGATTTTTTGAACTCTTATCTCATCTGTTAGTGGTTCCAAAGTCCTGGTCACCGAAAAACAAATATTTGATCTACGAGGTAACGGCACGTAACAATTATGTTCGTCACTCCACCGTCCCTCAACACCTAAAAATGAGAAACCATCTGGTACACGAGCACCAGGACTCTTTTTTACACACAACACGGCGCGCATCTTTAACACAAGACCAAAGACCGCATAAGCTTGAATGAGCAAGTCCGTAAATTGATCAACAGACTCAAACTTAAAGAAACCAGTCATTCCACCGAGGGAGTCATCGCCAAATAAGGCAGCGATAACATTCTTAATTACCTCTTGAAATGAAAGGATTCGTCCTAATAGCTTATAACCGCATAACAAAACGAAATACATAATGACTTTAACATGTGCGATACTATTATCACCCGTGGTCTTTGACGACCCAGAGCAATTTCCCGTCTTGCGTTCGACGAACGTTCCGTCAGGACACAACAAGACAGACTCACACGTGTTCTTCCTAAGATGAGCCATCATTGGATAAAATTTCTCAACTCTTTCTCTCAGGGCGGCACGAATGCCTTGCTCGCGAAGATCGTACACCTCACCGAGCCATATCCTCCTATCCCAACCAGACACATCAGCCATCCAGATCCACTCGCAGGGCTCGAGCGACCTGAACAACCTATCGACACCACCATACTCACGAACCATCCCGTATTTGACCCAGGTTAATTCATGAGCAGCAATCAACGCCTTGTCTTGTCTGCCGTACAGAAATGCTTGTTGGAGCGCAAAATCAGCACCAGGTATCATAAAGGTGCGGATTTTGTCCTCATCCATAACATCTGCCTTAGGTAACGCTTCTATTTTCCCAGAAACACTCCAAATTACATCATAGAAGTCACGCCACAATACACCCATCAAAGGGTGCCTTATTGCGTCCTCCTTGTTCCGACATCCCACTATCTTAAATATCTTTCCACACGACTTGTCAGGCATGTACTCAATATGTCGATATTGTGGTGGCTGGATCAAACACTGGCTTAACATGCGCCATGTGTAATCACGAGCCACTTGAGAAATTGCATCCTCCGGGAAAACCCGAGGGACGTCACACTTCATTATAGATGTCCAAACATTGGTGTAAGTTGGGCGCACACCAACATGCTCAACATAAGAGTCGAGCTTGTTGGCTACGTCAGGATTCTGAGACCGAAACAGATCAAAACGATCGTCAATCTTGTACCAATTGGGACTTTTTGTTTTGCTCAAAGACTGAACGTAGGGAGAGCTACCTACGGGCACTAAGTAACGCATCTTACGGACATGACTGTCCATTCGGGCCCATTGAACAGGCCCAACTCTTAAGATGGGGTGCCATTTGTGCCCCGCACTTTCGGGGCGGGCCACGTTTAGTTTTTTGGATCCAAAATGGAGAGAGCGTTAAGCAAATCAACGAACAGATTCGCTACATTCTCGCCTTTAGTACCACAATGAATTCCAAC